CTTTAGGGGTTACTAACTGTAGCCTCTAAAGTGTCCTAGTTATGTAAGCACTACTCAAACTTCTATGACCACCTCTTTCCAGACAAATCTCACTGATACCACTTACAACGGTTGGGCAAATTACGAGACCTGGAATGTTGCTCTCTGGATCGGTAATGATGAGGGTTTGTATCACCTGGCACGCGAGGCAAAGGATTATCGCACCTTTGTAGATTGTCTGGAAGCATGTTCATTTAATGCTACAGCTACTCGCGACGGTGTTAAGTGGAATGACCCTAAAGTTAATGCAATTGAACTGAATGAAATGTTGGCAGAACTTTGATACTTAGTGTGGGGGGCAGAGCTTGACTTTGCCTCTGTAATTTGCTAGATTGATGCGTGCGTGACCAGCAGTTATTTGCGGCGTTGATTTATATCGGCGCGGGCGGCGTGATAAAAACCCCTAACTACCCTAACCTACAGAGGTGACAAATCGACCTCTAAATATCACTCTCATAAAAAAATCCCGGATATGAAAAAGCGACCGTATTGGAATTTCTGGAAAGTTGTATTAGCAGGTTGGATGATTCGATATCCAAAAACAATGTCCAAGGTGGTATTAATACCTCTTGGATTTTTTATTGTTTTGATATATAATGCGATTATGAATTGAATAATTAGAAAAAAATTCCGGAGGTAAAATGAACGCTACAAAGGTTTATCACATATACACAAAGAATGAGTGTATATACAACAATTTAAGTGAAGAAGAATTCACTGAGAAGTGGACAGAACTGAATGCAATGGTAGGATTATTGCATACTGATTTTTCGCCCACTGATCTTTCTTATGAGGAATGTACAAGGTATTGGGGAGGAGCTGGTGGTAATAGCACTACAGAACCTGCAGGTGATGATTCCTACTGAACGAAGTGAAGTGAGGATAACCCGACAGAGTTATCCGAGTTGACTTTATACATATCACAGACTATAATTGAACTGAAGTAATTTCAAAACTATGGCAAAAGGATTTACTGTAAAAGCAAACACACCTACTACAAAGAAAGAGGAGTGGGACATTGCTGCTATCAAAGAACGAATGAAAGGCAAGACGATTGTTTTTTGTTTACCTGGACGAGGAGTATCATATATCTTTCTGAAGAACTTTGTTCAACTTTGTTTTGACATGGTACAGAATGGTATGGCCATTCAGATTAGTCAAGACTATAGTTCAATGGTAAACTTTGCACGATGTAAGGTACTTGGTGCGAATGTATTGCGTGGACCTGATCAAATTCCTTGGGATGGTAAGTTGCAGTATGATTATCAATTATGGATTGATAGTGATATTGTATTTGACACTAACAAGTTCTGGCAGTTGTGTGATCTTGCATTATCTGAAGATGGCACAGAACGAGAGATTACTGCTGGGTGGTATGCCACAGAGGATGGTCAAACTACATCTGTCGCACACTGGTTAGAAGAGGATGATTTCCGTAAGAATGGTGGAGTGATGAATCACGAAACTGTCGAATCAATGTCCAAGCGTAAGAAGCCATTCACGGTGGACTACACAGGATTTGGATGGGTATTGATTAAGAAGGGAGTTTTTGAGAATCTTGAGTATCCATGGTTTGCACCGAAGATGCAAGTCTTTGAATCTGGAAATGTACAAGACATGTGTGGTGAGGATGTCTCATTCTGTCTTGATGCAAAGGATGAAGGATTTGAGATTTGGTGTGATCCTCGAATTCGTGTTGGACATGAAAAAACTCGTATTATTTGATTTTTATTTACAGGAGAAAGTATTATGGCAATGATGAAAGGTGGTTCTTATGTTGAAGGTAAGCCTAAAAAAACTCGTCAAGGCTCGTCTCAATATACTAAACTCGCAGCGTCTTCTCGTAATGGTAAAAAGAAGAGGTATAGGGGTCAAGGAAAATGAGTGAGTTAATTGTAAATCTACCTGCACAAAAAGTATGGGTTCGTAAGGAATACTTACGTGATTTACAAGATGGACATGGTGAATTTGTAGAAGGCGTTTGGGTATCGGCAAAGTCCATACCTGGACGCACTTTTTATTTTGAGACTTATTTACCAGAGTATGCGGCAATGTTTGATAAATTGCCTATCAGTGCCTTCTGTAGTCGCCCTGAGCTGCCTTCTCCTGACCTTGACTTACCCAACCTTCAGTTTTGGAATTGTATGGATTATGGAGTCACTAATATTCATAAGCAATTTACTGGTTCAATGCGTTGGGAAATTAGAACAAGGAATTTTGGATCACTTAATGGGTCATATATTTGCACTTTAGACAATTATCATCATAGTGCGAATGAGATTGACTACAGTACAAGTGAGATTCCACAGGAACATAAGTCATTTAACCTCATTGAACTTGAAAATGGGCAATATGCACTATATCCAAACAACCGTTGTCGCATTTATGACATCTCATTAACACCATCAGAAGCTAAAATACCTGATTTTAAGGTATCTACGGAGTATTATGAGGTCGAAAATGATATTGACTGGGGTCGATTAGGTGATACTGATGAATATTTTTGGGAAACACCCGAAGAAAAGTTAAAAAAAGAAGTAGAAATGCTTGAAAATGGTCCAATTTCTTGTGGCCCGGGTCATTTTACTCAAGGATATGGATTTTTTGGAAAAACAAATCAAAATAATTCAGAATCTCAAAAATAACTCAATAAATCCTTAATAAATAAGGTAAGATTTGCTGTAAAAACAACAAAAAAATGCCATTAGAACGGGTCAGTCGGGGATTTAAGGATGTGAGTTTGGCTTTTTCGCCAAATCCAGTCACTAATGACTTGATTGTACTCAATAATGAAAGAGCAATTGCAAGATCTATTCGTAATCTAATATTTACACAAACTGGGGAAAAATTTTTCAATCCAGATCTTGGCACTCATACATTAAATCCAAATTTTCCACTATTTGAAATCATTGATAATATCAATGCGACCGAATTTAGGGAAAATCTTCTCAATTTGATACAAAATTATGAACCAAGGGTTTCTGTTATAAATGTATTAGTAGAACCTGATTGGGATAATAATGGATATAATATTACAATTTCATACAGAATCATAGGAGCAGATATTGTTCCGCAGCAATTAGAATTTGCAATTTTACCAACAAGATAAGTGCTTTAAATGGCCCTCCAAAATTTTACTGGTCTAGATTTTGACCAAATAAAAACAACACTTATAGATTACATAAGATCAAATTCCAATTTTACGGATTATGATTTTGAGGGATCTAATCTATCGACAATTATTGATCTGTTAGCATATAACACCTATATTACTTCATATAATGCCAATATGGTATCAAATGAGGTATTTTTGGATAGTGCGACATTGAGAGAAAATGTTGTTTCACTTGCTAGAAATATTGGATATGTCCCAAGATCAAAGAAAGCTTCTAAAACAAATATAAATTTTTCAGTTGATACTACGTTAATATCACCAAAACCAACATCTTTGTTACTGAATAAAGGTGTGGTTGCAGTATCACAGAATCAATTTGCAAATCAATCATTTACTTTTATAATTCCTGAAGATGTAACGGTTCCAGTAATAGATAACACTGCAAGATTTGATAATATTGAAATTTTTGAAGGCACATTACTTAAGCAATCTTTTACAGTAAATTATAGAAATCTCAAACAAAGATTTATATTACCAAATACGGGAATTGATATTGACACCTTGAGAGTAAAGGTAAGATCTAGTGAATCATCTAGTGTTGCGACAACTTATTATAAAAAGGATAATCTTTTTGATAATAATTTGAATAGCGTTTTAAATGAAGAATCGACCATATTTTTCCTTCAAGAAGTAGAAGGTGAGCAATATGAATTAATATTTGGCGATGGTGTATTTGGTAAAAAACTTGAAGATGGAAGTATTATAGATGTTACATATGCAGTAACATCTGGAGAATCTGCAAATGGTGTTAGTAATCTTGATTTTAGTGGAAAGTTATCTTATGTAAGAAATTCTATAGATTATACAGTTGTAAGTGGAATTAGTTTTTTAACTTTAGATAATGTTACTACTGGTGGGGAATCTATCGAAAGTGTAGATTCTATTAGAAAATATGCTCCTCAAATATATTCAACTCAAAATAGAGCTTTAACTGCATCAGACTATGAAACTTTAATACCAAGAAAAATTTATACTGAAGCAGAATCAGTATCAGTATTTGGTGGTGAAGATCTTGTTCCACCACAATATGGAAAAGTTTTTATCAGTATAAAACCAAGAACTGGAGATTTTGTTCCCAATTCAATTAAACAAAATATCAAAAATCAACTTAGAAGTTATGCAGTAGCAGGAATTGTCCCTGAAATTTTAGATTTAAAATATCTTTTCCTTGAAACAGATAGTAAAATTTATTATAATCCAAATTTAGTTGAAAGTTCTAGTTTTTTATCATCATTAATCCAGTCAAATATCAATAAGTACGGAGAATCTGCAGAGTTAAATAGATATGGTGCAAGATTCAAATATAGTAAATTTTTAGGTATTATTGATCAAAGCCATGAAGCAGTTTCATCTAATATTACAAGTGTTAAGATGAGAAGAGACTTAGGTCTTGCTATTAATTCATTTGCCGAATATACAATTGACTTTGGAAATGAATTTCACATTCAATCTATGAATGGTTTCAATATTAAGTCAAGTGCTTTTAGAGTTTTAAATATTTCTGATGATGTTTATCTTTATGATGTTCCATCTACAAATAGAACAACTGGAACAATTTCTTTATATTCTGGCAAATTCACTGATCCGGTTATAAGAAGAAGAAATGTTGGTACAATTGACTATATGAAAGGCAGAATTACTCTTAGACCTATTAACATAGTTTCTGGAAAGAGTAAAAATGATCAACAAATTATGGAAATTACTGCTTGCCCACACTCCAATGATGTTATAGGACTACAGGACTTGTTTATTCAACTAGATAGAGTTGATGTTGAAATGATTGCCGATCCAATTTCTTCTGGAAATGATCTTTCTGGTTCAACATTTACTTCATCATCTAGTTATGTAAACGTAAACAATAATCCATATTAATAGAAAAAAACAATGGCAGAACAAAGAGTTAAGGTTAGTCAAATTGTTTCTAATCAACTTCCCGAATATGTAAGACTACAATATCCACAATTTGTTCAATTTTTGACGCAGTATTATCAGGGTCAGGAATATCCAGGAGCTCCTCTTGACTTAATACAAAATATAGATTCATATATTAAAATAAATGAGAATGGAAATACTGTTGGTTTTACGTCTCTTTCTAATGATATTGATGTTATTGACAATTCCATTCAAGTAGATAATACTAGTGGATTTCCTGAAAAATATGGATTATTAAAAATTAATGATGAAATTATCACATATTCTGGAACAACTTCAACTTCATTTACTGGTTGTGTACGTGGATTTAGTGGTATTACTTCATTTACATCATCAGACAATATAGAAGATCTTGTATTTTCAAATTCAGAGGCATCTTCACATTCTGAGGGCGATAATGTTGAGAATTTAAGTAGATTATTCTTACAAGAATTTTTTAAAAAGATAAAAAAACAATATCTATATGGACTAGGTGATCAAAAATTAACGGATAATTTAAATAAATCCCAATTTATCAGGAGTGCGAAAGATTTTTATTCAATAAAAGGAACTGATGCTTCGTTTAAAATTCTTTTTAAAGCACTTTTTGGCGAAAACGTTGAAATAGTTAGGCCATCGGACTATGTTATTTCACCTTCAAATGCCATTTATCAAAAAACAAAGGATTTAGTAGCAGAATTTATATCTGGAGATCCATATGATTTAGTTAATAAAACTCTTTATCAAAGTGGTGATGAAAATATACCGGAAGCATATTCGCCAGTTTCAAATGTAGAGAAAATATCTACTGGTTCATTAAATAAGGATTATTATCGAATAACCATAGATGGTTCTTATCTCAAAAAAGAGGGATCAAATACAGAATCAATATATGATAATTTTTCAATACACCCAAAAACAAAATGTATTGGTGAGATTGGTATTGGACAAACATTCATAGATGTTGACTCTACAGTAGGATTTCCAAATTCTGGCTCTTTAGATGTTGTATATAATGATTTCACTACGGATACTATCACATATTCAAACAAGACAATTAATCAATTTTTGGATGTATCAGTAATATCTAAAAGAATTTTAGATGGTTCTGATATAGATTATTCATCCTTTGCATATTCTGCTGGATTAGGTAGAACTGATGGGATTAAATTAAGAATAAGATCGGTGATAGGTGGATATAATATTCCAAAAGTAACTTATCAACAAAATATTGGTTCTAAGATAAAAATAAAATCTTTAGGAAAAATTGGCAATAAACTTAAAGAAAATAATTGGATATTTAACAATTCCCAATCATATAATGTGGAGTCTTTGGAATTAATTGACTCTAGAAATTTCGTTTATAGATTAACAACTATTGATGATAATATTCTAAGAGTTGGCGATACTTTGAGATTAAAATCACTAAATGATGTATTTTTAACTGATGATTTTACAGTTACAACGATAATTAATAATAAAATTTCTTTAATACGTGGAAGTGACGTTGAAAATCCCAACGGAATAGTAAGTGTTAATAGAATTTTAAATAAAGTTAAAACTAATATACACCCACAACTTAGTAAATTTACTGCAAATGTTCAAAATGTTTATATCGATAATGATGATGATAGTGTTTTAGTAGCTTCAAATTCTTTGCCGTATTTTGAGTCACCTACAAATCCAGATATTCAAAAAATAATTCTTTCTGGTTTAGTTGCAAATAATCAAACTACACTTAAAGTTACTGAAGATTTTGATCATAATTTTTTCACTGGAGATTCAATTTATTATACTCCAAATAAAGATAATAATGGTAATGTGATTAGTAAAATTTTTGATGAAGGTTTATATTTTGTTCATAGAGTTGATTCTAATAATGTAAAGTTGGCAAAAAGTGGATCTGATTTATATAACGAAAAATATGTTACAATTGATGATCTTTCCGGAAAAGCAAACGTAGATATTACTAATCATATTATAGAAAAATATGCATTTAATGGGAAGATTATTGAGCCGCAAAAATTAATCAGAAAAATTCCCAATATCCATAATCAGAGAGATGATGAAGTAAATGAAAAGTCACTTGCCACTAAAGCAGGGGCTACTGGAATTTTTATAAATGGTGTTGAAATTTTAAATTATAAGTCTCATAGTTATGTGCATTATGGAGAAATTGAAGAAATTAATCTTACCTCCCCTGGTTTTGGATACGATGTGATTAACCCACCACTATTATCAATTTCAGATTCTGTTGGTAGTGGAGCCACTGGAGTCTGTGGCGTGAAAGGAAACTTTGTAGATATTGATTTAATCGATGGGGGATTTGATTATCTTGATATTCCATCTATTCAAATAACCGGTGGAAATGGAAAATCAGCCAAAGCATCTGCAAATACAACGTTTGTAGATCATACACTCTCATTTGATTCCTCCAATCTACTCGACATTTCTGTAGATTTTGAATTGAGATCTGGTTTTGGTGGAATTTCAACTGAAACATCAAAAATTGGATTTTCAACATATCATAGATTTAAGAATGGAGAATCTGTAGTATATAAAACTCTTGGAGGAAATGCAGTCACAGGATTGTCAACGGATTCAACATATTATGTAAATGTAGTTAATGATTATGATATAAAGTTACATTTATCTAAAGGAGATGCATTAGCATCCTCTGGAACTGGTATTAATACAATTTCTTTATCGGATTTTGGAACGGGTAATCATTCTTTTACTGCAATACCAAAACTATCAGTTTCTTCAATAAGAATTATTGATCCTGGATTTGATTATGAAAATAAAAAGAGAATGTGTTCATCAGCGGGTATTAATACTTCCATCAATACGATAGATATACTAAATCATGGGTATAAAACTGGCGAAATAATTAGATATTCTTTTAATGAAACATCTATTGGAGGTCTTTCTACAACAAAGGATTATATAGTAACAACTATTAATAATGATTCCTTTAAATTATCTGATGTTGGAATCGGTTCTGATTTAAAATATTTGTATTTTAATAGAAACGTCTTTAAAAATTTAACGTCTTCTGGTTCGGGATTACACACTTTCAATTATCCAGAAATTTCTGTAAAAGTTATTGGAAAAGTTGGAGTAACTTCTATAGGTGAAGATACTTTTGAAGCTAAAGTTCAACCAATAGTTCGTGGTGAGTTAACTTCAATACATTTAACTAATAATGGACAAAATTATGGAACTAGTAGAATCTTAAACCTTAAAAGATTGCCAAAGGTAAGTTTAATTAGTGGAACTGATGCTGCACTAAAACCTGTCATACTAAATGGACAAATTGTCAATGTCGTAATTTTAAATTCTGGAAAAGATTATACATCTATACCAGATTTGATTGTACGTGGTACAGGAACATCTGGAAAATTAGTACCGATATTAAAAGATGGTGCTATTGTTGATGTTAAAATATCCAGACCTGGCGTTGGATATGAGCAAAATTCCACATCAATTGAAGTGTTGCCGGCCGGCAATAATGCAGAATTTGAATCAGTAATTCAATCGTGGAGAGTGAATGAGGTTCGAAAAAATCTATCAAATGTCAAGGATGATGATATTTTTGTTTCTCCTAGTATGAATGATGGCAAAGGATTGCAGTGTTATTTTGCTTATGGCCCAAGAAATTTAAGAAAATTAGTATATTCCACTGATAGGGGTGGGAGAATTTTGTATGGTAGAAATGATCTAAGAATTGTGAATGGATTAGAGTCTAGCAATATAAACCACTCACCAATTATTGGATGGGCATATGATGGAAGTCCGATATATGGTCCATATGGATACAAGACAAATAAAGGAACTGGAGGAGTAACACAACTTAAGAGTGGTTATACATTAAAGTTATCCCCCAATAGACCTCCATTAGTAAATTTTCCTGAAGGATT